TGTGTCCTCAGCAGACCGGTCTTTCGGAACGCCCTCCAAGCAAGGCGTCCCACGAATCCCAATTCGATTGGGGAGAGATCCGTCCGGATTATAAGAGCTGAGTGGGCCTTCATAAACTCAAGAGCCGCATTAAAACGAACTTGAGCTGGGAGACCCGGAACACAGAAAGATTGGAAAGAACGAGCAAGGGAATTGGCAAACGGCTGTGGCCGCAACATTCCAAAACGTAGAGTTGGACTCACCCGAAGGTGATCCCCCTTCCATCGAAGTAACGTCGAGTTCAAAGAACCGAAGTCACTGGCGATGGACGTTTTAGTCTGTTCGACCTCCAAGCCGACCGCACCGACAACCCTCATCCATTCGTCAGGAAACGACGAACGAATGGATTGAAAAAGGATATCATCCCCGTTTATCAAAACGGGTAGGAACTTCTGGCGGCCGTAACACGTAAGAACGGCCCACCGAAAAGCAAGGTAATTCTGGACGCAGAGCAGAGGGAAACTTAACAAAGAACCCATCTGCTGTCCAGAACTTACGACGATCTCCTCCCCTCTGTGAACAAAGAGGGGCCTCAAGAGGCGCTTTGCGTAGTCCGAAATCCCGGAAGGGACTCGAGTGGCATTTCGAAGAGCCACAGAAAGGACTACCTCAGCAACTTCAAGAGGTAGATTATCGGTCGCCGACTTGTAGTCGCCGGAAACCAACACGCCAAGCCCGCGCCTAAACCCCGCGCCGTCAAGAGCAGCCGCCGAAACGTCCCCACGGAGGGACCAGTGGAAAGAAGAGACCTGATCATACAAAGCCTTGTGCAAAGGCTTCAGGATCAACTGGTCCTCGGTATACTTCGTCAACGGACGAGGTTTACCGGCTGACTGAACCACCATCGGACGGGCCGCGACAGAGGAGGAGGAGGGTTGGCTGAGACCGAGGGTCTCGTCGAGAAAAGTCGGGTGATCTATGCGGCAAGTAAGGCCGCCACCCTTTGACCTAGATTGCTCTAGGGTCGACGAGAGAGGGGGGCTAGTTGTATAACAGTGATTGCGATACGTAGTATCCCAATCAGCTGGAAACAACTTCGAAGCCTCCCTCGCAACAAACCTCAGGTAGCCATCGGGGAGTTTCCTCGGGGGTGCGATCACACCCTCGATGAGCCTGCATAACAACTCGTCGTTCATACATCGACACGAGTCAGGGAGCCTTTTCTTTATTGATTGAAAAGCAAATCGTTCCTCTTCTACAGAGGAAGGACAATTTGCTAAAAAGGCTTTGACAAACGCGGCGAGAGAGGAACACCCGCCCGAAGACGGGGGATCGAAGGGGACGAGAGGCTGGGAGAAGATACGACACCAGGTTGAAACTGACGAACGGACGGTGTCAATGGTCCGGGCGCGGTACACGCGGCAATGCCGCTGGTGGGTCGATCGTGTTGAGTTAGCCAACGTAAAATAAGCTAACGTGTCAATCTGAAGTCAATATACCCGACGGGTATATT